GCACCGTCCTCTAGGGACTTCTCTGTGGTTACCTCTTGGCTATCAGAGGTCTTTATAAGACCCTTGAACGTATCCTTGGGCTGCTGTCCGTGTAGTGTCGCCATTTATATTATATCGTTATTCCAATTAGTATCTATCAACTCCCAATTCTGTGCCCATATATCCCAAGTAATAGGTGGGTGAACAGTTACAAGAGTACAAGCGTAGTAGTTCCTGTTTTCTATATAATCAACTAGTCCGCTAAACGTGTTAACCATTCTGCTAGAATACCCTGAGTAATTATCAGGAACGTAGTCTATGATAGACGGGTTATGTGTGTTAGTGATTCTGTTGCTATATCCTGTGTGTTTACCTAGCGTATACATTATCCAAACAAAGCTGTTGTAAGCGGTGTGTCGTCGTCCATAACTATAGATGAAATCCAACTAGTGCTTGACAGTTTTACGTCTACAAAAGACTTATCTTGAATACCTGTACCACTCGTAGCAGAGTAGTCCATTGTTAATCCATCCATCCACCCACTGAGAGTGATACTACCGTTGTTGTGTAGCATAAGACAGACTATATCTTGTCTGCGACTCATATAATCTAAGTCATTCACTTTGTTGTCTAAGCGTGGTAGTTGTATAGTGATATCCGTATTAACGATACCTAAACCACCATTAGTAGTCTTAGACTCAGAGAAGACCGTAGAGCCGTCCTTTTTGTTGTGTTCGAATCTAACTGAATCCACTAGGTCTAACGAGGTAATAGAAGTCTCATCGTTAGTATCAAAGATAATAGTAAGGTTACATTGCTGACCTATTACTACTGCCTTAATACCACCAACGTCCATTGCCTGACAATTGATATCTATATCGCTGAACGCTACTGAACAGTTAAAAGCCATATGTTAGTGATTGTGATTAGTTAGAAAAAAGGGCGGGGTTTCCCCCACCCCCTTAAGTTATTCTATGCAAGATATTATCCTGCGATTGAAGTCCAATTAGCAGCAGACAAAGCGAAAGCCAAAGAGCTTTCCTCACCTGTTAGAGTCAATTGGTAACGGTTCTTGTCAGTACGTGAAGCACCTGAAGTTCCGTCAACAGTTCCCGCGTACAATCCGTACTCGAAACCTACTAAGTGATGAGTACCTGCTGCGGTTTGAACCATAGCAACCAACTCAGCACCACCTACAGCCATTTGCTCCAAAGAGTTACGCTTAGCGTCGCTCATTACAGGGAACTCAATTGCAATAGTTGGGATAGTAGAAACAGAACCATCTCCGTTTACAGTTTTAACATCATTGAATACAGAGAAACCATCTTTGTTATTGAAGTTCAACTCAACAACATCACCGTCAGCTAACAAGTCAGCAGTAGTAGGTGTGATAGTAACGTCTCCGTAGTTTACGCTGCCCTTGTCAGTATCAACTGCGATAAGAGCGTCTAGGTCATTCTTCTCACCAACTAAAACGCGGGTTAAGCCACCAACGGGAAGGTCAGTACAAGAGAAAGAAATACCTGAAAGATTTACATTACAAGCCATTTTTTTATGTCTTTAGGTTAGTTTAGGAGAGAGCACTAAGCTCTCCCCCTCACTGTTAATTTAATTGATTAAGCGCGGTCTTTACCGTAAACGATTTCCTCAGACTTCAAGTAAGAGAAACCTAACTTGAACTGACCCCATACTTTATCAGAAGACAATTCAGCTTCATACTTCATATCGATAGCTTTAACGTCGTTGTAGTCGTCAGTAAGCATTACGATGTTGTCAGGAGCAGAAACGAGAACCTCGTTAGCAGACATTGACGGGAAGTGGATAATCTCCATACCTAAGTATTGTGGGATAGCTCCTTCGATGATACCTTGTGGCGTAGTCGTGAACTTGTCAGCGATAGCCAATTGGTAAGCTTGGTAAGCAGCAGTACCCAAGAAGAATGCAGGACGGTAAGCACGGTCAGCATCTCCGAAGATAGCAGATAACATTACAGCGCTCATTGCTTCGTAAGAAGCCTCGAGAACACCTAAGATGTTAGCTTTAGCGATAGTAGCAACGTTAGTATCCAAAGCGATAACGTTTCCGTCAGCGTCTAATTCAGTAACTAATTTAGTAGCAGCAAGCTCAAGAGCTTTTTGTGCAGACAATTTTGCGAAGTAATCGAAAACCCAATCCTTGAACTCAGCGTCCATAGTCTCAGCATTGTGCTGACCTTTCTTAAGCATCAAACCACGGTAAGAAGACTCAAGAGCATCTTTACAGTTAAGGAATGACCACTTGTAAGTGTCAACGCTCATTTCTTTCTCACCGATAGTCGCAGTTGACTGAGGGTCCCAAGCACAGATATCTGTACCGAAAGTTAAAGCAGCATCAAAAATAGGAACATTTACTTTGTTCTTTACACCGTCAACCAAACGGAAGCGGTTTAATACACCTGCACTCTTTACCATAGTATCGATAAAAGTATCAGGACGTCTGTCGCCGTAAGGCAAGTTTGAAATAGATAAACTCATTTTGTTTTTGTTTAGAGTATTATTATTGTTAATTAATTATTTGAAACGTGAAAAGAAATCGTTAACTAAGTTAACTTTCTCAGGAGTGATTCCGTTGAACTCAAGAACGGTGTTTGGCTCTTCTGCAACTTCTTCTTCATTTTGAAGTGCTGCAAATTCTTCCTCAACCTTTTCTTCGTTAACTTCTTCTTCCGCAGAAAACTCTTCCTCTACTGTTTCTTCTACAACTGTCTCGTCAACGACTGACAGCTCTTCTTCTACAACCTCAGCAACTTCTTCTTGAACCTCTTCAGCAACAACCTCAGGAGCAGCTTCTTCAGCTACCTCTTCAATTGCTTCCTCTACGTTCAACTCGATAGAAACCTCTTCTGTAGTCTCGACAACCTCCTCTACAGGAGCGTTGAAGTTCTCTAGTTGTGCAACGAACTCAGCGTTCTGAGCCTCTAAAGCCTCAATACGCGTAATCATTTTGCCCAACTCCATACCAAATGAAAATTCGTTCATTTCTTCTTCGTGTTTAGTTAGTTCTATATTCGCTTCAATCTCGATAGAGAATCCATTGACCTCTCCGTCCTTGATAGCGTTGAATAATTCGTCAGACTCAATCTTAGTCTTTACGAATACTGTACCGTTTGGAAGGTCGTAACCATAGTCCTTAGACTTGTCGTTATCAGATTCTTTCATCCAAACTTCTAGCATAGTTACATCGTGCGTGTCGTACGAGTGGTGTATGCCGAATGAGTTCCAAAGTCCGTCTTTACTGTACTTATACATTATCTCTTGGATAATCTCTTCAGTAAATTGAACGTTGTAATAACCCTTCTCAGGGGAATGTCTGAGGATAGGTTTGTTAGGAATCATAATAGGACCTACTACTTCTTTCTTCTCGTCGTTAGCAAATTCTAACACAGGAGCTTCTTGCTCGCTGAAGTAAAGGAAGTTCTCTTCGATAGCAGGTTTGTCTACTAGTGATATTTTATACATACCCTCTACGAAGTCGTCTAGAGTAATGTTGAATAATGGTAGTTCGTTCATATCTTTAAATTCTTGCTCACTCATACTGTTACGTAATGACTCAGCTTTTTTAATTGCCCAATTAACTCCTGACGTTCCGCCCCAACCTAACCAAGCTACATAGCCGCGGTCTTTCCACGGAGTGCTCTTATACTTAGGGTCGATAGTCGCGTTCTTTTGGTGGCGCTTAAATGCAGCCATACGAGCAATCGTTTTGTAGGAGAGTTTTTCATTGCTAGCCAATTGGTTTGCACGTGTCCAACCCACAGAGGTCATTCCCTTAACTTCCTTGCCGTACTTCTTCTTCCAAGCCAATACTTTCTTAGCGTTGTTAGAAGCGGATTCAGGATAGTCGTTATAGGTAGCCATTAATATATCTCTCTTTTTATAATTTACAATATTAATCTATTAACCCTTCGATAGTTAAATAAGCAAAGTCTCCGTACACTTGACCCTTCGCACTCTTCACGTATATCGTGTTGTTAGTAACGTTTGGAGCTGTCATA